GCGGGGTGCTTTGGCACGGGTCTAAGGTCCGGCCTATTTAGAACTATAGCAGATGTTAACATCCAAACGGGTTTTAACATTCGATATAGGGATTCGCAATCTCGCATGGTGTCTTCTAGAAAAGGGGGAAAAGCAATGGAGCATTCTCGGATGGGAGAATTACGATTTGATTGCCGGATCTTCTTCAGAGGAGGCCAAACAGACTCAGGTCGTCTTGTGTGAGACCTGTAAGAAAAAGGGGACGCATACAATTCCTTCTGGAATTATTCGCTGCCGAAAACATTGTCCGCCGGAATTTCCTCCGATAGCAGATCTTTCTGGAAATCTTCTGAAGAAAATTCCGGCTCTGCCGGTTTTGAAAATTTTGGTCGGGCCGGCTGGAAAGAAATTCAAGAAATCGGAATTGGTGGAACACCTCAGGAAGAAATATTCCATGCCGATCGAACGCCTCAAGGCCACGAAGGCGATTCAAATGGATTTAGGAATTCTTCATGGGTCGCTCCAGAAATTCGTGTCGGAGCGAGCCGACCTCTTCCGAACGGCCAACCGAATCCTCTTGGAAAACCAACCGGCCTTCAAAAATCCTACAATGAAGTCCATTCAAATCCTTCTATTTGCCACCCTTCGCGAAAGAGTTCTTCCCGGCATTTCAGTACTCAGTTTTGTTCATGCTGGGAAAAAGACAAAGGGGTCCACCGGTGGCGACAAGGGATACGCCGAGCGAAAGAAGGCTTCCGAGGCGCGCGTGGAAGAATGGTTCAAGAAGTCAACCGTCACTGAAAATTTGAAGTGGCTTACGTTTTTGAAAGGGAATCAAAAAAAGAACGATTTGTGCGATACTCTCTGTATGTGTTTAGACGCCCTTGAGATGCGCACAGAGTCCATCTAAAAAGACCGAACCAAAACGAAGAAGAGATGAGCGGTGGTATTACAATTCATGAGATGGAGTCCGTAGCCCAGAATATGGATGGAGGTGTCATTAATATCTCATCGGATCCTGGCGACAGCATGGGATTCAACCTGCTATCCAACTCTGGTGGTCGTTCAGGGGGGGGAGGTTCGCGCCAGATATCGTTTGATTTGAACAGTGGTGGCGGCGGTGGCGGTATGTCTAATGGTATCACTGAGATTGAGATCGGTTCTGTTGAACCTCTTGAGCCGGTCTCATTCAATCTCGGTGGTGGCCCTGCTGGTCCGGCACAACCGGTAGAGATACAGTTCACACGGGCTGCCAGTACTCCTGCCCCGCCTCCGAGCGATGGCAACCTTTTCTCCAACTCGCAGACGGCCTCCGGTCCCTTCACAACCCTCACTCCGGCACAGAAGCCCGGCCTGAGTCTCGAGGACGAGAAGAAGGAGAAGATTGACCTGCTGAACAAGCTACAGAGGTTTGAGCAGAAGGGTCTCCCGGTGAACCGTCGGTACACCATGGACAACACGTTGGAGGAGATCAAGACGGAGTATTCTCGTCTGGCTGATGCCCGCAACCTGGAGTCATCTCTCCGGTTCCAGCGCCAGGCCATGATGAGCGTGGTGACGGGTCTACAGTGGATGAATGACAAGTTTGACCCCTTCGAGCTGAAGCTCGATGGTTGGTCCGAGTCCGTACATGAGAACCTGGAGGACTTTGACGAGATCTTCGAGGAACTCTACGACAAGTACAAGGAGCGTGGCAAGATGCCTCCCGAGGCTCGCCTCGTGATGGCTTTGGCCGGCTCTGGCTTCATGTGCCACGTCAGCAACACCTTTCTCCGTTCCAGAATGCCGTCAATGGATGACATTCTCCGCCAGAACCCTGAAATGGCTCGGCAGTTTGCCACGGCTGCTGCGAAGCAGGCGGGGCCGGGTTTCGGTAACTTCATGTCGATGGCGATGAACGGTGGTGAGCCTGCCCCCGCTCAGCAACAGCAACAGGCTGCCGGCGCCTTCTTCGGCTCCTCAGCCCAGCAGGGAGCGCCTCCGATGGCGCAGATGCCGCAGTCTGTAGCGGCCATGGAGCAGAGACAGACGGCTCGCCGTGATATGAAGGGTCCGAGTGGAAGTGGAGTAGAGGACATCCTGCGTACCTTTGAGGAAGTGCGTCGCAATGAGGTGATTGAGGGTATCGCTCCGTCGTCCATGGGTGGAGATGCCCAGTCGGCGGTACAGGCTGCCGTGGAAATCCAGAGCATGGGTTCCGATGATATCGGCAGTATGGGGGGTTCCACGGCGGGGCGCCGTCGTGGAGGCTCGAGACGCGTCCCTATTGGAAATTCAGTGGCCATTAACGTATAATGGCACAACAAAATCCCACAAAATGGTAGGGATGCGTTCTAAAAATATATATAGGACATTATACATTGTTCTATATGTATTTGTGGCAGCAACATTGCTCTATTTAATAGCAAATGCCTCATACACGGAGGGATTTCAGTCAACTCCTGTTACCCTCTACCCAATATGCTTTTTATCTGTGAAACCGCCAGAGGATTTTCTTGCAAATCTTCTGAAAATGACGAAAACACAACCGGTTTACGTTGTATGTGATAGTAATGAATACAAACCACCGGCGCAAATCAAATCGCAGGACTATACTGCAGTTGTTATCACGGAAGCATCCAATAATAATGATTATGGCGTAAGCCCGAATACCATATATTTTATTCAGATACAGGACGAGGAATGTGGAAAACGGGGTTATATCAATGCTGCTTCGACCCTTCCTAAGAAGCCGTCTGCGTGGGACAAGGCGCTCTATTATTTTTGCCTGAAGACGACTGCAGCCCACGTGTGGTTCGTCGAAGAAGATGTCTTTGTTCCGAGACCGAATATCCTGGATGAAATGAACGTTCGCTATCCTAACACAGATTTGGTGACGAAGCAACACGTTTCTGAAAAGGAAGATCCTGGCTTCTATTGGTGGTTTGATGCAGAAGAAAAGATGGATCGCCCGTATTATAGAAGCCTGGTGTGTGCTACGAGAGTTTCCAGGAAAATTTTTGACAAAGTGGCCACGATGGCCAAAGAAAAACGTACGGTCTGTTTTGTCGAGACGCTTTTCAGTACGATTGCTCACCACAACCAATTTTCCATTGTACAAGCTCCAGAACTACAGACGGTGATTTTTAGACACGACTGGACCAAAGAAACAGTTCATGCGAACGGTTTATTTCATCCAGTGAAAAATACGGCAGATCATGATATTTATAGGGGGTACTTACAATCAAAGAGTAATTGAGGCAAGATCCTGAGGCAGGGCTACGATTTTTGTGGAATAATGGGTCTCAATGTCCTTGAGGAACCCCTCCTCCTCCTTACAAATGAGATTGATGGCTACGCCCTTGCGCCCAAACCGACCCGACCGACCAATACGGTGAATGTAATTTTCCCGCTGTATAGGCAACTCGTAATTAATAACTAAACTAATCTGCTGAATATCAATCCCCCGCGCAAGTAAATCCGTGCTAATCATAATGCGCACGGTTCCGCTACGGAAATCACGCATGCGCCTGGTGCGCTCCTCGGGTTCCATCTCCCCGTGGATAAAAGAGAGGGGGAAGCCCTCAGCAGTCATCTTCTCGGCTAACCATTCCGCCTTCTGGCGCTTATTTACATAAATGAGCGCCTGATTGATAGTTAGTTGCTTGTACAGATCGCATAGTACATCGTACTTCCAGTCATCCTTCTCTAGACCTACATAGTACTGCGTGATACCATCAAGTGTCACCTGCTCAGGGGCAATAAGAATCCGCACAGGGTCCCGCAGAAGTTCCTTTGCGATGTCAATCACTGAGTCGGGCATGGTGGCCGAAAAGAGTGCCACCTGGCACTCCTTCGGAAATCCCATGTCAAGAATACAGAGCACCTGCTCCTTGAAACGGTCCTCCAGCATCTGGTCAGCCTCGTCCAGAATGAGGACACGGATGTTCTCACGCGCCAAAACGCGACGATTCATGAGGTCAAATACACGACCAGGAGTTCCGACTACCATGTGTACTCCGCGCTCAATAGCCTTGAGGTCATCGCGAATGGGTGTACCACCAGTGGCAGAATAGCTAGTGATACCAAGGTGCTCACCGAGGGCAGTGGCTACGGCCTTAATCTGTTGGGCGAGTTCACGAGTGTGCACAAGAATGAGTACCTGAGGCTTCTTTAGTTCTGGGCTAATACGGCACATGGAACCAATACAGAAAGTGGCCGTCTTGCCAGTTCCGGAACGGGCCTGGGCAAGAGTATCACGCTTATCCTTAATAGGGACAATCGCCTTTGACTGAATGTCTGAAGGGCGTTCATAACCGTAGGCGAAGATACCGCGGAGGAGTTTATCAGGAAGCCCCATAGAATCAAAGGTATCATAGACCTTCAAATCAGGGGTCGGCAGCAGACCCCCATCATCAACCAGAATCGAACCACCAGAACAATCGGACTCCATCTCCTTTGTATTCTAGGTTGTTCCATAAGCCCCCTCTCAAATTTTATTAGCGGGCTGTGTAAATTTGACCGGCTATTGTTTCTTTATTTAATATAGAAACAATGGCTGATGATGAGGATTATGCGAATGATGGTGACGGCGTTGATGGGTTTGCTATCATAGATGATGCCGATGTGGTGGCTCCGAGTGGTGAGCCGGCCTCTGCTGGGAATGCTGGGGACCCCTTGGAGGTTCTCTATAAATTTCATCCTGAAACTATTCTTGATTATGTGGAAAAGGTGACCCCATACATTCCGATTCAACAGGTGCCACCTTCGGCTGATGGAACAGATAAGGCACACAAGACGCAGCCCTTTCTGAGTGTCTATGAAAAGACGAAGGTGCTTGGGTTCAGGGCAAATCAGCTGGCGCAGGGAGCTCCTCCCTATATTACGCGACCTGAGCATATGACGAGTGTATTCGAGATCGCTAAACTAGAGCTAGAACAGCGCCGGCTACCCTACATTATCAAGCGCCCCATGCCTGATGGTACTTTTGAGTATTGGAGAATGTCGGATTTGATGATTATTTAACGAG